CTGAAACATTTCCAGGGGCATTTTATGACCTCAAAGACACGGAAACTTTCGAAGGGATGTGTATGTCACCCATCGTATCTGATTCTTTAGAGAAGAAGATCATAGGCTTCCATATTGGAGGTGGGACAGGCACTAATAAAGGATGTGGTTTTGCTATTACAGCACCACAAATTGAAGCGGCTATTCATGAGCTCGAGAAAATGAGTCCATCATTCATTCCGGCGCCACAGGCAAAGGACATCAGTGACTCTATGCTCGGTATTGATTATGCTAAAAGTGGGGACATTCACTACAAGTGCCCTACAAATTTCATTACAGGAGATCCAGCATTAATTGCATATGGATCAGTTTCTGGAAGGTCAACAACCAGATCTTCAGTCATAGACACACCCATTTCTGCCACGGTAGAACAGGTGACAGGCGTTGCAAATGCATACGGTCCTCCACAATTCATCTCACCAGTTGAGAGGGATGACGGAAAGATCGACCAACGTGCCTGGCGTCCATGGTTTGAGTCATTAGAGGTGTGTTCCAAACCCTCAATTGGCTTCGACCAGACTAGTGTTGACAATGCTATCGAAGACTACCTTAGTGGTCTGAAAGTGGTATTTAATGCACAGAGAAAATTTTATTCTGTAGAACTAACACCCCTCACACATCAGGAAACCATTTCTGGTATTGAAGGGAAACGCTTCATAGACGCGATGGTCACTAAAACATCGATTGGTTACCCCATTGGGGGACCAAAGTCCGATCACATGTATGATCTTGATCCTACGGACAGCCACCACTGTCCACGGGAATTCACCCCAGAAATTCTAGCTGAAATTGAGCGCATTACCGCACTCGTTGATGCAGGTGAACATCCCAACCTGATCTTCGGAGCATCCCTTAAAGATGAGCCAACCAAACGGACAAAAGATAAGGTGAGAGTATTTCAAGCAGCGCCATTAGCGTTGCAATATTTAATCAGAATGTACTTCTTACCTATCGCACGGTTTTTATCATTAAACCCATTGATTGCTGAAACAGCAGTCGGGATTAACGCACATGGCCCAGAATGGGACGAATTGTCTCGTTTTATGGCCAAATTTGGTGATGACCGTATTATTGCTGG